GAATTAAAAGCTGAAATAGAGGAATTAAAGTCTAACAAATGTAATTGTAATAAGTAATGGCAGTACCAACTTCAGGAGTATTATCGATGAAAGCAATGGCTCAAGAAGCGTTGTATGCAACTTATGGTTCAGGAACTATAACAGGTAGTATTGGTCTTTATGCACTAGTTAATGGTGGTAATCAAAACTCAGGAAATACTTATCCTGCTATAAATACTGGTTGCTTACCAAATCCAGCTAATAGAACTTATAGTAGTTTTACTGCTGCTATATATGGTGTAAATGTTTGTGTTAATATTTTCTATCAAGGTAGTTTAGGTAGTTTAACAAACGGTAGCCAATTATACTCAAGTAATGGAGGCGCAACTAATTTAACTGCTGGAAGTTATTATGTTTGTGACAATATAACAGTATTTGGTTGTCCACAAAATTGTGCAGCTTTTACAATTAATAGTAGTAACGTGGTAACAGCTAATAGTAATGGTGTTTGTTGCCCATAAAATATAAATTATGCCTATAGCTTATCCATATAGATTTTCAGATTGGTACGGTTACGATAAAGACTGTGCATCAGTAACTTCTTTTTTAGTAGGTGCAGGAATAGTAGAAGGAGGAAATACTGCCTGCGCTACACTTGGATCTTCTTTTACTTATTATCACACGGGTAGTGGAACTTATCCTGCCGTTAATGATATAGTATATACTAATTCAGCTGGAACAACACCAGCTTCTGGTGGAACTGGAACAAATTATGCTGTATTTGCAGCTGGACCTCCTGGTAGTCCAGTAAGATATTTTAGAATAACAGGAAGTACAGGAACAGTACAAGCAACAGCGGTATGTCCTTAAATTAATGAATTAAAACAATAAAAAATGGCAATAGATTACAAATGGACTATTAATCAGATGAATGCTCACATTGAGTCCGAAGGAGAGCAAAATGTAATATTCACAGTACACTGGACTTATTCAGGTTCAGAGGAAGTTAGTGGAAAAATGTATTCAGCAAGTTCAATAGGCGCTCAAAGCTTTACTTATGTAAAAGGAGAACCTTTTATACCTTATGCAGATACTGAAGCTTTTGAACTTGTAGTAATTGGATGGCTTGAAGGAGTTTTAGATATGGACTCTATGAGAACTAGTTTAGCTGCTCAAATAGCAAAACAAATTACACCAGTAAATGAAGATTTGTACTTTACATGGCAGAACCCGCCTATCCCACCCGCTGAGTAGTGTAAGTTTGTAAAAAAACAAGTGATACTATAACTAAGAATACCCAAAAATAAAGTTTAACCCTAAAAACCAAAACACGATGACTTATTTTTATTCGTTGAGCTCAAGTATGGGCCAACCACAAACCCCACAGATTACCGAAGAAACTATTAACGTATGGAAGCATTTAGCTAAAAAGAAAAATTGGCGAATTGTTCAATTACCTAATGGTTATTTTCAAACCGAACACCGTGACCTAGAAGAAAAAGACAAATGGTACGATGTAACAAGACGTGAAACTATGGAAGCCGCAGAGACTGCAATTGATGGTAGTGTTGATCACTATGCAAAGAAAGTAGATTTCTTAAAAGGACCTAAGGTAGTTAAGACGTTTAAATAATACAAATCAAATTAAATTAAATTAAATTATGTCAAATGCAATTGTAAAGAATCTAAACTTTGGTTTGGATGCTAAAGATAATGTATTTGCCGGTATTACAAAACTTACACAAGCCGTTAGCTCCACACTTGGAGCTAGTGGTAAGTGTGTTATGTTAGAAGATCAAACCGGTGAACCAATTATTACAAAAGATGGTGTAACAGTAGCTGATGCTATTACGCTTTTAAACCCTGTAGAAAATATGGGCGCAACATTGTTAAAACAAGCAGCAAGAAAAACAGTAAGAGAAGCTGGTGACGGAACTACAACAGCTACAGTATTAGCTCATGCTATTTTAGAAGAAGCTTATAAAGTAATAACAAAAGAAAACGCTAGAAATTTAAAACAAGGAATTAAAACAGCAACTAATAAGGTTGTGGAATATTTAAATTCAATAGTAACTCCTGTAAAAGGAGATATGATTGATCAAGTGGCCACAATTTCTACTAATAATGATCCTGAACTTGGTAAAATAATTGCAGATGCTTTTAGATCTGTAGATGAAACAGGTGTTGTTATACTTGAAATATCAGACTTACCAGAAACAAAGTTTGAAACTATTGATGGTATACAGTATGAAAGAGGATTAAAAAACATACACTTTGTAACTAACAAAGATACTAATACATCAGAATTAGAAAAACCTTTAGTATTAATAGTTGAGTCTGAGGTTGAAAATGTAAGAAAAATACAAAGTGTTTTAGAACATGCAATAAAACAAAATAGATCTTTGCTTATTATAGCTGATGTTGACCAACAGGTTATGTCAGCACTTGCTATGAATAAATTAAAAGGTAATATTAAAGTTAATTTAATTGATGCACCTATCTATGGTGTTAATAAAAAAGAAACTTTAGAAGATTTAGCTTTATTAACAGGTGCTACCGTTATAAATGAAGATTTAGGAGATGATATAGATTTAATAGGTCCAGAGCATTTAGGTGAAATACAAAAAAGTTTAACAAGTCAAAACGAGACTATTTTACATGTTGGTGAAGTTTGCGATGAAGTAAAAGAACTTATAAAAGATTTAAAATCTAAACTTAAAACCGCAAAACATCCTGGTATAGTAATTAATACTGAAAAAAGATTAGCAAGATTATCAGGTAAAGTTGCTGTAGTAAAAGTAGGTGCTAATTCAGAAGTTGAATTAAAAGAAAAAAAAGATAGAGTTGAAGATGCTATATGCGCTACTAAAGCTGCTATAAAAGAAGGTATAGTACCAGGTGGTGGTATAGCTTTGTTAAATGCTGCTCAACAAATTGAAACTAACAATGCTTATGAAAAAATACTTTTAAGGGCTATTCATTCGCCTTTTAAAACTATCTTAAATAATGCTGGTATAGTTAAACATCAAATATCTTTAACGGAAGGAAAAGGTTTGGATGTAGTTACAGGAAATATGGTAAATATGATTGAGTCAGGGATTATAGATCCTTTACTTGTCACTAAAAGCGCATTAAGAAATGCTGCATCTGTAGCAACAACTATTTTATCAACCAATTGTGTAATCAATAATCTTAGAATTAATGAAGGCAATAGGGAATAATTTAATAGTTAATATGACTAAACAAGGTGTCTCTGAAACAAAAGGAGGACTTTTTTTAGCAGAAAAACAACGAGAAGATATAAGATATGCTGAAGGTACTGTATTATCAGCCGGAAGCAATATTGTTGGAATTAATGAAAATGATGTTATTTATTTTGACAAAAATAATTCTCATCAAATAGAAATTAATAAAGAAATATATCAAGTTGTAAACATGGCCAACGTGGTAGTTGTGCTGTGAAATTAGAAGCTAGTGACATTAGAAATCTTAATCTTTTAAAACATTACAGGATCATTAGAAAATGGGCTTGTAAAAACAATGATTTAAATGATGCTGATTTAGAATTACTAATATACTTCGATTGCATGGATCTTTTCACTAGAGAAGATTTTAAAATCGGTACATATTCTTATAGTTGGGACAACAGACGCTGGAACAGATTACTTAAAGAAGGTTGGATAATCGTATGGAGACAACATAATCGAACAACCCAAAAGTATAATATCTATAAAGTTTCCTTTAAGTGTAAACAACTAATAAGTCGCATGTACCGTATTATGCTTGGTAAAGAAGATATACCAACATCCACGGCAAGAAATAAAATAATGAAAGGTAATAGTTACATAGACAAAGTAATGATTACATCCATAAATAACGTAAACAAAGATAAAAACCGATAATCATGGGAAAAAAAGAAAAAGAAGTTAAAAAAGAAGTTATAAAAAAAGACTATTCTAGAATTGATAAAAAAATTAGTAAACTAAAAGAAATTATTAAAATTCTTGAAGCTAAAAAGAAATAATGGAAAATATTTTTGAAATAAAAAATAATTTTATACCTAAAAAAAATCAAGAAGAAATAAGCCAAAAATTTATTGATCCTTCTATGGATTTAGGTAGAAATGGAAAAATGACAGAATCCGTGTTAGGTACAGAAAATAGTTTTACAGAAGGTTCAATGCAACCAATAGATAACGTTGCTAGTATTGCTGCACCTATAATTGGTCAAATACCAATTCCACAACCACAAGAAGAAATAACAAACGAAGAAATATAGTATTATGGCAAAACAACCAGGACAATTAGGACAAAATGCAATATGGGATGGACCCTTATCAGAACAAGGAAGAGCTTTATTAAAAGGTAATTCAAGATATGGTGATAACTGTATGCAAATATTAAAAGCTCCAACACCATATAGCCCAGGACCAGTAACTACAAAAACTTATAAAAGTCAAATGAGTAGTGGAATTGTGGGTCTAAGCTCAACAAAGTAAAAACTCACTAAAATGAGTGATAGAATAAGTGAGCATGTGTCACTTAAAGAAGGTGTTAAATCTCACACAGCCACTAGGTTAAATATTAACAATACACCTCGTGATTTAGATTTAATTAACATGAAAACTATTGCTGAAAAAGTGTTTGAACCTTTACGTAAGTTTGTAGGTGGTCCAATTGCTATTAATAGTTTCTATCGCTCACCCAAATTAAATTCTGCTATTGGCGGAAGTACATCTTCACAACATTGTATAGGATGTGCAATTGACATAGATGATAAATATGGTTATAAAACTAATGCTGAAATGTTTGAATACATTAAATGTAATTTAGATTATGATCAGATGATATGGGAATTTGGTGATAATAATAATCCTGACTGGGTACATGTAAGTTATATATCGGAAGATGCAAATAGAAGAAGATGTTTACAGGCTTATAAAGAAAATAATAAAACAAAATATAAAGTAACATAATGGCATATCAACAAAATCATAATCCTTTTTCACCAATTGCAAAAGGAGGCTTGTGGGCTAATATGCATGCTAAAAGAGATAGAGGTGAAAGCCCTGCTCAACCAGGTGACAAAGGTTATCCAACAGATAAAGCTTTAAAAGATTCTCAGTCACCTAGTAAAAGAATAAGAAAAACTACAACAGGAAAAGGCAGAAACTTTAGAAAAGCTAAAGAAGGTGCTGGTATGACTGAAAAAGGTGTTAGAGCATATAGAAAAGCTAATCCTGGTAGTAAATTAAAAACAGCGGTTACTGGTAAAGTAAAAAAAGGTAGCAAAGCTGCTAAAAGAAGAAAATCGTTTTGTGCTAGATCAAAAGGCTGGAAAGGTGAAAGAGGTAGAGCTGCTAGACGTAGATGGAAATGTTAAAATAAAAAAAAAAAAATAAAACATTATGATTAGAAATTATTACACTGATTCTTACAAGTCTGGTATACCTGTAACACCTAGTGATACATTATTATTAGACGGTAGAACAAAAGCAACAACTCCGCAAGGAGCTTGGGTACAATACAATTTATACATTGGAAACTCACCTAGTAGTTTACCAGTAACAACAACTAGTAACAACACTGTAGTTACAAACTCTGTAAACGTAGGTTTAGCTTCGCCTAACCCATTAATAAAAGCAGGTATGAGAGTAACTGGTGGAACGTTACCAGCAGCTGGAGTTTTGATAGCAAGTGTTACTAACATTAGTAATTACGTTTTAGCAACGGCTTCAAATATAGCTGCTAATTCAACTCTTACATATAGTTATGATTCAGAAGCTAAAGTAAAAGTACACACAATAAATAATGAAGTAATAACATTTGTAAATCCTGCTAAAGGTTTTGTGTTGCCAGTTAGTGTAGTTCAAGTGTATGCTACAGATACTGCGGGTGGTATTTCAGATTTAGTAGCTTTAAGTTAATATGTTATCTCCACTATTAAAAAAGTTTCCTGAAATAAAAGATGGAAACAAAGGAAAATTTACTGCATGGGCTAAAAAACGAGGTATGTCAGCTTGTTCAGCTGCTAGTATGGTAATGAAAAACAAAAATAAATATTCATCAGCTGTTGTTAAGATGGCTAACTATGCCAAAAATTTTGGCTGCAAATCAAAAAAATAAAAACAAACAAATTAAAAATTATTATTATGGGATACGGTACAGGTAAAAAAGATATGCCAACAGTTAATCTAGGAACTGCTATGGCAGGCAAAAAAATCGGTGGTGGAGTAAATTTAGCACCAAAAAAAGAAAACACAGGTGGGGGTATGGATCCAAATCAAAAAAAAATGATGGCTGGAGGTTTTAGCCCTAATAAATCTGGAATTATTTCAGGAGGTCATCCAAAAGGTGGCTTTATGAAAAAATCAAAAAGCTATAGTCCTACAAAAGGTCAAGGATACAATGATAGACAAGACGAATCTTTAGGTATGAAAGATGGTAAAGAATCTAGCAAAAAACAATCTATGAAAGATCGTAGAGATGAAAGAGAAGGAGAAAATAAAGCTCAAGGTAACGATCCTGATGGTCTTACTAAATATCCAAAAAACAGCATGCCTAAATCTAAAAAAGGTCCTCATAAAGATTATGATGGAGATGGTAAGCAAGAATCTTCAACACAAGAATATTTAGGTTCTGTAGATAAAGCTATTAAAGCAAATAAAAAATAAAGTAAACCAAATAATACCATTATAAATATACCAAAAATTAAAACAATTAACAAAAAACAATTATTATGAGTTATTTAAAAATCCCGCTTACGCCATCGGTTAATGGCCAATCAAGTGTAATTATTCAGAAAAAAGACATTTTAAGTGTTCTTGCTGTAAATGCTACAAGTACTATTATCAACATGAATGTTTTTGGAACAACTGAAGAAATTCTTACGCTTACACACACTGCAGCAGCTACTGGTTTTAGCGTACCTGATGCTATTCAAGATGCTTGGGTTTCAAATCCAGGAGGTATTGTTGCTAAAATAGGAGGTGTTCCTGCTACAGTTAGCGCTAGTGGACAAGCTTTAACGTTTGTCGTATTCTCAGCTGCATTATTTACCTAAGATGAAACCTAAAGGTCTAGGTGATAAAATAGAGTCTTTCACTAAAGCTACTGGTATCAAAAAAATGGTTGACACAGTTTCGCAGGGTTTAAATATACCCTGCGGTTGTGATCAACGTAAAGAGTATTTAAATAAAATGTTTCCTGGAAAATGAGTTTTAAATTAACACCTCCTTTTAAAAAAAATCCTACACCAATAGTTAATATGCCATTAGGTGATGACATTATGGGTAGAGCAGATAAAAGAGGTACTATTTTAATTAACCAGGATATGACACATCAAGATGATATAATAGATACTATTAATCACGAAGAAGTTCATATAAAACAATTAGCATCTGGAGAATTAGATTATGATGAAAACAATGTTTACTTTAAAGGTAAAACATATCCTAGATCTACATTCAATGAAGCAAATAAAAAATTACCGTGGGAAGCACCCGCATATAAAGCTGGATAATTATGTCTAAACCTAAGAAAAAATTTAAAGATACAAAAGTAGGTAAATTCTTATTAGGTAAATCAGGTATTGTAGATGTGATTAGTAATATATTGCCTGATCGTGGTGCACTAGGTATGGTTAAAAACCTTATACATAAAGATCCAGATTTACCACCACAGGATAAAGAAACAGCTCTAGCATTATTAGAGCAAGATATGATTGAACTACAAGAGGTTACAAAACGTTGGTCAAGCGATATGAAGTCAGATTCATGGCTTAGTAAAAATACAAGACCAATGGCTTTAATATTTTTAACAATATCTCTTATAGTTTTTATCTTATTAGATGGGTTTGATATAGCTTTTAGTATTGATACTAGCTGG